GTAGGTGGTCCATGTCGTCCCGCCCAGGACCGTCAGGCCGCCGCCCACGACAAGGGCGTCATCCGTCCGCAGCATGTCGGCCGCGGCGCGGTACAGGTTGGTGTCCGCGGCCCCGGAGCCGGGCCCCCAGGTCATCTGTCCGTCCGCCCGCACGGACCAGCGTGCAGAGGCGTCAGCCGTCACGCGGGACTCGAACTGTGGATCTGTGGCAGCTCCCCGGCTGCCCGCGAAGAGATTGCTGTGCGCGATGGCGCCCGAGAAGGTCGGAGCCCCCGAGAAGACCACGTTCCCCGAGAAGGTCGGTGCCCCGGTGAAGGTGCCGGACAGAGCGGCGCCGTTCGATATCGAAGGGGTGCCCGAGAGCGTCACGGCACCGGAGAGCGTTGGAGTGCCGGTGAAGGTGCCGGCCAGGCTTCCACCACCGGTCACGGTGGGGCCTGTGATGGTCGGGCTGGTCAGTGTCTTGTTCGTCAGGGTCTGGGTCTGCGTGGTGCCCACCAGGGCGCCCGCGACCCCGTGCACGCCCGTGGTGGCAGCCTCGTGGGTGCGGAAGTCGGTGGAGTCCTGCGCGTTGTACACGTGCCGCACCACGGCGCCCAGGCTGTGGCTCTGGGCGCTCGTACCGCCGTAGCCGCGGGTGACCGTGAGCGTGGTCCCGCCTGCCGCGGTGACCACGACCAGCTCTTCCGTGGCCGCGCCGTAGTCGAGCGCGAGCACGTACGGGAAGGAGGCGGGGAACCCCGTCGTGGCGCCCACACCGATGGATGTGGACGCGCCGGAGATGCTGCCGGACAGCGTGGTCTGGATCGCCACGTTCGAGTAGAAGAAGGCGTTCGGCACGTCAGCTCCCCTGGTAGGTCTGGTAGTTGGGGATCTCGCCCATCATCCGGGCGCGCTCTTCCTCCAGGCGCTCCTGATACAGCGATGCGTACATGCCTGCGGCCCTGGTCGCGGAGGCCGGAGGCACGAGCGGCGCCCGCTCCGTGGCCTCCACGGACTGCTGCTGGAGCCGGGCCGATTCCAGGGCCGGAAGCAGCCGCTTGCAGGCGCCGTAGACCACCAGGTCCGTCAGGCGCTCGGGGTAGCCGGTGGCCGCGAACTCGTCGGTGCCGGCAACGAGGTCGGCCGGCTCGTGCGCGTAGACCACCCTCACCGGCTGGCCGGGCGTGATGGCGTCCAGGAGCTGGATCGAGCGGCCCGAGGGGAACACGCTCGTGTCCGCCTGCGGGTTGTAGCGCCAGTTCGGCATGGGCTGCCAGACCTTCGTGGGCCCGATCAGCTTGGCGACGACGTACCAGACGTCGTCCACGTCGGCCGGAAGCTCATACTCGATGACCGGCGCCAGCTTCGTGACCTGCGTGGAGGAGAAGACGACCAGGTGCGGGTACAGGCCCCGGATGGTGTCGTTGATGGCCTTCTTGATGCGGGCCCGCGGGAACGCAGGCGCAGAGGTCACAAGGGCATGTTGAGCGTGTGCCGCTGCCGCAGTGCCCTCGTAGCCCCGGCCGTTGGCCAGGCCCATGATGCTCACGACACCCGAATTGGCGTCGTACGCCTTCACCAAAATCAGTTCATCGTCGATCTCGACGATTCCCCGGGACAGGTTTGTGACGGTGCCCTGGTCGCACGTGAAGGACGTGTCCGTGTCCGCCATCGAGATGGCCAGCTCGGACACGCTCTCCTGGTTCATCGTGAAGCCCATGAGCTGCTGGCGTACTTCACGTACCAGCCCGTCGAACGTCGTCATGGTCAGTCGCCCGCCTTGGTGGCCGTGAAGAACACGCTGTAGGCCACGCCGCCCGTACCTGCCCCGGTGGCGTTCACCGAGAAGTTCGTCTGGCCATCGCTGGTGAAGTACGTCTCCCACGAGACCGGGACGTTCAGCGCTGGGACGAGCGGGATCGACGACAGGGCGGTCCCGCCGAAGCGGAACTCCAAATTGCCCGCGTCCGCCGCGGCCGGGGTCCCGGCCGAGAGGTAGGCCACGACCTGAATGCGGTACAGGCCCCGGCCGCTGGGCGGCAGGGACGTCACGAGGGCCTGGCCGGCCGTCGGTGCCACGATGGCCTTGGCGCTGCCCATGGAGGCGTTGGCCAGGGGGCCCGTGTAGACCTTCATCTCAGGCATCAGGCCGCGTCCGCTCCGGCGGGCATCGGCGCCGCCATCTTGAAGTCCTTACCGAAGGCCGCCCCAGCGGCGTCAGACGCCCGCAGGGCGGCCACCACCTTGTTCCGGGTCGTTCCCTCGGGCTGAATGCCCTGCGCGCGCGCCTGGCGGTACAGGGACAGATCCTGGTCCCACTGCTTCTGCGCGGTGGCGTCTCCGCCACCGATCCCGCAGTACGCCACTCGCAGGTTTGCCGCTCGGGCGCACTCGCCCCACGTGGCGTGATCCTGGGTCGGGCAGCCGGTACGGCACATCAATGGGCCTCCGCGTCTATCTGCGTCTCGCTGCGCGTCTCCAGGCCCTGCACGACCTGTGCCAGCAGATCGGCTTCGTCCTGGTTGACGATCGTGGTGTTCCCGCCGGGACCCACCGGGCAGCACTTGTCATCCATGGGGATCTCCTAGGAGAAAGCAGCCCAGCGGACTGCGATGTTCGGGGTCTGGGACCCGAGCGTGATCGTGGCGGGCAACGACGTGTTGCCCGCTGCTGTGTTGAGCGCCCGGGACGTGGCTGTGGTCAGGCCGATGTTCGTCAGCGAGGAGTTGCCGGCGCCTCCGGCGACTTGGACGGCCGTACCGCCGCCGTTCGAGAGGAACGCCACGTAGTACGTGCCGACGGCCAGCGTCTGCGGTGTGATGGCCGCGGTCTTCGTCCCTGTGCTGCCCATGGCGGTGGTCTGGTCGGCACTCACCGCCAGCCGGTTGCCGCTGGCGTCGTACAGCCCCACGAAGTTCTGCGCCGCAGTCAGCGTGGTCCCGGCCGTGGTGACCTGGTACACGAGGTTGGACACCACCGTGGACCGGTTGGTCACCTTGATCTTCGACAGGTAGACGGTGCCGTTGGCCAGAGTGAACGAGGCACCGGAGGCGGTGCCCGGGTCCGCTGTCCAGGACAGGTAGCCGTGGTCGTCCGGGCGGAAGTCCACCCGGTTGACCTCGCTCAGCGGGTACTGGAGCAGGCCCGCCGGGAGCGCGTTGCCCGTGTTGAAGGTCGTGATGTCCCGGAAGACCGTGCTGGACGACTTCGTGTATGTGACCGTGCTGCCGCTGTTGTTCTCGATGCGGATCTTCTCGAAGACGTTCGGGCAGTTGCTCGTGGTGTTCAGGTCTTCGATGATCTGGAGCGTGTCGCCCCCGGCGACGTTGATCCACTTCGCGCTGAAGCTGTTGTTGTAGGCGTTGCTGCCGCAGACGAACATCTTGTTGCCGCTCTGGCCGGTGTCGCCGCACACGTAGTTGCAGTCGAAGACGTTCGACTCGCCGTTGGCGACGTTGATCGTCGTCTGAAACTGCTCCGCGTTCAGGCCCCAGAACCTCTGACTGGCGCCGCCGCTGGCGCCGTCGATCAAGATGCCGGTGCACCCGGTGCCGTTGGCCCCGATCTCCACCATGTTGAAGTTGTTCTGGTTCATGTTGTTCGACGGCGAGGACACGTGGATCGCAGTGTGGCCGTTGCCGACGATCTCAATGAACATCCTGGTGAACGTGCAGTCTCCGGCGTTCTGCACCGTGCCCTGGTTGCTCAGGCGCACGCCGTTCGCCATGCCTTCGATCTCGATGTTCTCGAAGGTCGAGCGCCACGGCATGGACAAGTCCATGCCCCAGCCGGTCGTGGAGCCGGCGCCCAGGTAGCCGTTCAGCCGCAGGTTCCTGAAGGAGCTGTGCCAGAAGCTGACCTCGTTCCCGGACAGCACGGCCGTGCTCGTGATGCACGAGCCCGTACCGGCGGCGATGATGCCCAGGTTCTCGATGTTCGCGATGCACCAGTTCGTCAGGTTGATGCCGGCGGTGTCGACGGCCATCTTCAGCGTGGTGGCCTGCTGGCCTACCCCGCGCACGGTGACGCTGTCGGCGTCGTCTTCGTCGGTGTTGCCGCTGATCGTGAGTGTGGCAGCGCAGTTGAACTGTCCGTAGGACAGCTGCACGATCCCGCCGCCGGCCGCCTTGGCCGCGTCGATGGCCTGCTGAATCTGCACGTTGTCGGCCACGCCGTCACAGACGTAGTCGGCCTTCGCCTTCACCAGAGGTCCCGCGGTGGACGCGGCCACGACGTACCAGGGCCAGCCTGCGGCCACCTGATTCTGGAGCGTGGTCACGTCGGCCTGGAGTGTGGTGACGTCTGAGCCCTGGCTCTCCACCGCGGAGCCCAGCGTGGCCACATCCGCTGCGGCGGTCGCCAGACCGCCTTCTACGGCCGTGGTGGCACTCGCCAGGGTCTCCAGGGCGGTGTTCAGCTCCGAGCCCCAGGAACCCACGGAGCCGCCCACCACGGGCGGGGTGATGTCGACCATCTATCCTCCGTACGGCCCGACTCCGTAGGGCCCCGCGCCATAGGGGAAGAGCCCGATCGGGTTGCTGAAATTGGCCTCTGTGACGCCGACCCCGGCCGCGATGAGCGCGGCCTTCGTGGCGTCGTCCACCTCGTACTCGTGGCCGCCCATGTAGAAGCGGACGGCCGCGGCGATCTCGTCCTGAGTCGGGAACCGCAAGGCGCGGTACGTTCCCTGCGGCAGCTCCTGAATCGAGATCCCGCGGGCCAGCTTGACGCGCAGAAAAAGGCGGTCCTCCCAGGACGCCGGACCCTCGTCCACAGACGGGGTCCGGAACGTCCAGGTGGCCACGGGTCAGCTGGAGTTGATCGTGGAAGTCGTCTCCGCACGGACCAGGGACTCGTTCCGGTAGATCTTCCAGCCGGCCACGCCGTACCAGCCCAGCGGACGGAACCGCGCGAGCTTGTCGACGATGGGACCGGCCACCATGTGGAACTCGTCCGCCACGGCCTCCGCCAGGGCCTGCTGGCCCGCGTAGTACGTGCGGAAGCGGCGCACGGTGTTGTCACCGGTACCGGCGTCCACGGCGTTGTAGCACCGCGGCGACTCGATGTAGAAGGCGCCCTCGTACGCGCCGATCTCACCGGCCCAGATGTTCCCGGCCGCGCTGTAGTTGTGCGGGTCGCGCCAGGCCGCGGCGCCGGTCTCCGCGCGGAGGTCGTGCGAGACCTCCGGGTGGATCGCGGACCAGTACATGGAGCCCTTGCGGGGAACCGCCTTGTTGGCCCGCAGCTTGGCCACGGCCAGGCGCGCAATCGCGCTGTTGAAGCTGTCGGTCGCCGTCATGGTCGTACCGACCGGCGTGGAGACCGAGCCGTTGGTGACGTAGGAGACCGTGCCGGCCTTGCGCTGAATCACGTTCGTGCCGGAGCGTAGCTCCGTCTGAACCAGGGTGTCCACGCTGTCGGCCATGTTGTACGCGATGATGTTCGCGATGGCCGGGTCCACGTCGGTGAGCGAGTACAGGTAGAGCTTCCGCGTCCTCAGGACGGGGTTTCCGTACTCGTTCAGCGTGATCGTGACCGTGTTCGGGTTGCCCAGCGCCACCGAGTCGGGGTCGGTGGTCTCCGTCAGGGGCGTGGTCGCGGTCGCCAGGTCCTGGAAGCGCTCCAGGACGATACTGCCACCGGGCCCCGTCTGGTTGACCGGGCGCTTGTCCGCCACCGCCCGGAACAGGGGCTGGCTGCGAAGTGCGTACTCGAAGACCTTGTCGAAAGCGGTCTGGACGCTGTTGCTCCAGGCCGTTGTGTCCGTATAGGCGTTAGCCATGGCTGCCTCTCACCCCTCCCGGGGGTGCCGAAGTGTCGGGGAGAGGTCAGGAAGAGAAGGACGACCAGTCGTAGCTGTTGCCGTGCGACTGCATCAGCTTGGCGAAGTCCTCGGGGGACTGCGCTGCCTGAAGAGCCGCGGCCAGCTCCTTGTCCGAGCCCTGCGGAGGCGCCACGCCTTGCGTGCCGGCCTCCTGCATACGCTGCATCTGCTCCTGACCATCAGCCGGAACCGTGGACGCCGGAGGCCCCGCGGGGGTCTCCTCGCCCGGCTGCTGCTCGCCCTCCGCAGAGGGCAGCTTCGCCAGGGCGCCGCCGTTGGCGGTCAGCCACTCGTCCAGCTTCGCGGGCTCGCCGTTGAACAGACCTGCGGCCTGCGGGGCGTAGCCCTTCGCCGTGAGCGCCTTCTCAACATCGCTACGCGTCTGAGCTTCCTTCAGGGCCTTGTTCTCTGCCTGAAGCTCGTTGAGCTGTCCGGAGACCTTGTCCATGTAGCTGCGGAACCACTTGGGGCCCTGCTCCGTGGACTGCTGCTCCCCAGCCCCCGACTGCTCGTCGGTGTCGTCGTAGCCGAAGCCGTACTCGCTCACTGCGCACTCCCGATTCCATGGCGCGGCCTACTCGGCCCCCGGGGGAGGGCTCTGCGCTCCGCTACCGGCCTTCTCGTGGGACGGGGCCGGTCGGTCCGTCGGGCGCGGACTGTAAGGGCGCTAGCGGAAATGTGCTATCACCATGATCCTGGGCAGCGCAAAGCCCCCGGCGGAGAGGTCCGGGGGCTAGGGCGGCACGGCGTTCGCGATCCCCGGCGGCTCCGGTTACCAACGCCACTAACCCTTGATGCTGACGGGG